AGGCGGTAGGGGAAGTTTACCCTAATTTATTTCAATCGTTTACCGGCATTGACACGGACCGAATTGATATAGGGCTAGATGGTATCTACGTAGGTGATTGGGAGTTCCGTGAAACTGGTGACACTACTCGTACTGATTTCATCATAATACGCAGACCCAATGGTCGCTTTGCGGCTGTTACCGAGGAGAGCGGGACGAAAGCGTTCGCCTACTCTAAAGACGAGATAGGTATTAGAAATTTCGGGACTCTCGAAACAGGCATCCTGTCTTTCTACAGGATGCAAGAGGGGCGCGACGTATTCACGAGTATCGATGGAAAGTACATTATCCGAAAGTTGTACACACAATAACCGACAAGAAAAAAAGGTAAGCGATGACCACCCTGAACCTACAGCACATCAACGAAACAGCAGACAGCACAGCAAGCGCACTACTGCTTGATGGCGAGCACCTCTGCTACATCATAGAGGATGGTCATAGAGAAGTGAAGGTCAGAGGGGAAACACGAATACCCGCAGGGCGTTACGAGTTGTTCCCGCGCAAGTCTGGAGGCTTTTGGGGGCGCTATAATAGGAGGTTCGGCCACGATTTCGTGATTGGATTTAGGTCAGTGCCAGATTTCAAGTGGGTACTGATCCATATAGGAAACGAAGTAACCGAAACCGAAGGCTGCTTACTAACGAATACAGAAATAATATTAGGCAGTGACGGTAACTACAGAGGCTCTGGCTCTACGTCTGCCTACCTGATGCTTCACAGTCTGCTTGATGGCCTATTCCAGAAAGGCCCGGTCTTCATCGATGTTGAGCGAGCATCCGAACCGGAAGGCAAGCCCACAGTAGTCCCTCCCGAAGAGGAGCCAGAACCGACCACCGTAACAGCTCCCGACATTCAAGAGCCAACGCCAACGCCACCCGGAACGGGAGATGATTGGTCGATTGCCACAATCGCCTTAATCCTTGCTATAATAGCACTACTTCTTTCCTTATGAAACAGATAACCCCAAGCACCCCACCCAGCGGTGGCTACCGCTCCCCCATCGACCTGGTGCAGGCAATCAACGCCTTCCTCGCCTTCCTTACCATCATCAAGCGCACCCCAGAACAGCGAGAAGCGCGCAGGATAAGAAAGGCCGAAAGGCGAAGACAGCGACGCCTCGACGACCTAGAAGACGAAAGCGCCGACCTGATGGAAGCCTACCGAGACGGAACCATTACCAGCGAAATCTACTTCCAACTATCCGACGATCTAAGGGCCCGCCGCGAGGCCATGAGCCTGCCTATTACCTAGCTTATCCTCATCCCGTCCTTCAACCGCCCACCCACGCACCCGAACCTTGTAGTATGAACAAGGCCCAGGGTACTGCCCCTATCTTATCTATTCCTTTCGCTATGCTCCCCACCGGGCCGTGCTTGGTTGATCCCGAGTACCTCCTGAGCGAGTTGTTGAAGGAAGCGTCGAGACTGGCGCAGCCAGGGAACGCACCGATTCAATCCGCCGAAGCCGTGACCGCCTCATCGTTGGAGATGGCCAGTTACGGCGTGAGCGGTACGGTACAGAATGCCAGCCGCATCCGCCTCAACGGTGTCATGCGCGACGAGATGGCAGAGTACCAAGTTGAAGCCTTGCGCGCTGCCTATGCCGACCGCGACGTTGCCGCCATCCTCCTCGAAGTCAATACTGGAGGGGGAGCCGTGACCGCTGCCGAAATGATCCGCGACGCGGTGAAGAGCCGCAACAAGCCGGTAGTCGTTCATACTCATTTCATGTGCTCGGGCGGCGTACTTGCCACCCTCGATGCGGATGAACGTATTGCCGTTTCGGAGACTGCCATCATCGGCAGCATCGGCGTCGTGAAGCAGATCGCCACGTTCATGCGCGAGTTCCTGAACAGCTACTTCGCCTTCGAATACGCAGACACCAGCCCAGATAAGAACGCCACCACGCGCGAGTTCCTCCGCACTGGCGACACTTCCGTCTTCAAGCCCCTACTGAATAGCCTCGACGCCATCTTCATGAAGGAGGTCACCGACGCCCTGAACCTACCCGCCAAGACCCGCGCCTCTACCCTCGCGGGTGGTACGTGGCTGGCGGAGGAGGCCATGGCGCGCGGCCTCGTTGATGGTATCGGCGGCACCAACTACGCACTATCACGCCTCGCCGAGGCATCCAATAATTATAAGTAATGATTACCACCCTTCTGGCGAAGGTCCGCGAACTCTACGGCCTCGCCCCCAACGCCTCGCTCGCTCAGGTGAACGACGCAATCGACGAAAGCACGACACCCGCTCCTACCGTCATCGAGCCGACTGATGTGGGCGCGGACGCAGGTGCAAGCACGGTTGAAGTGCCGGCCGATCCACCCGCAACTGAGGCCACCACCGTGGAAGCCCAGCCCCTCACCACCGAACAGGTGCAGGCCATGATCGACACCGCCCTCACCGATCAGGCGCAGGCCATCACCGACCTCAACGTTACCAACGCTGAGCTCTCCGCACGCCTCCAGGTGGTCGAAGGTGCTGATGCGGCTCCCCACACCAGTGGGAAAGCGGCGGCGGTGAAGGTCACCGAGGAGGTGAAACCCCTCTACACCCAGAACCCCATCAACCAGCGCGCAGGAAATCGTCTCGCTGGATTAGAGTAACCCCCGGCCTCGCGCCACCTTTTTATCACCCACAAGACACCATCTAAATTATGGCATCTACCGATTATAGCGTCGCGGCCGGTTACCGTTCCTTCGTTGAGAACATCAGTACCGACCTCTACACGAAGCTCTTCTACGAGTTCCGAACCGCCTCACTTGTTACCATTCACGAAGGCGTGAAGGGTAAGAAAGTGTGGACCGAAATGAAGCTGCTCGCGCTCGCGAAGGCGTATTTCGCAGCCTACACCCCAGCCGAGACCAACCAGCTTGTACCTGTTGAGTTGGAGGTTGCTCCCTACAAGGTGGAGCACACTGAAATCCCGCAAGAGATGGAAGACACCCACTTGGGTTTCCTCCGGAAGAACGGGTTCAGCCACCAGGAATGGCCTCTTGAACGCTACACGCTCGACAAGCTCATCCTGAAACTCCAACAGGAGTTGGAAGTTGCCGTATGGCAGGGCGAGAAGAAGGGCACCGCACTCGCCGAAGGCGACAGCATCAACATCGTCTTCGATGGCTACCTGAAGATCATCGCCGACGCCCTGACCGCCACCACGATCACCGCCGTGGCGGTCGATGCGACGACCGAGGCCAACATCCTCGCCAACCTGAAACTGATGTACGCCGAGCTCTCTCCTGAGATGAAGACGCAAGGCACCGACATCTTCATGAGCTACGCCAACTTCGACCACTACGTGGCTGCCATGGATACCAAGTTCGCCGGAAACTCTGCCCCCTACGTGGAGCTCGGTTCGGCCGATTACCGTGGTATGCGCTACCGCCAGGGTGGTGGCAATACCACCATCATCCCGGTCGCCGGTATGGGCGACAGCGACCGCATCATCATGCTGCCGCGCGAGAACTTCCACATGGGCATCGACAGCCTTGCCGACTGGGGGAACTTCAACTTCGAGCAACGGATTCGCGAACTCCTGTATTGGATGGATGCGAAGATCGGCGTACAGATCACGCTCCTGCGTGATGGTATCGCAGTTGTGAACGACAAGGCGTAATCACCCACAATTTAACCACCCGGCGGCGGGGCACCTGCTCCGCCGCCTTCTTAAACTGCCTACCATGGCCAAAGGAAAGAAGCCCGCCGAAGTTACTCACCACGAGCCAACGGTTGAAGACAAGCTACGAGCAGCAGAGGAAGCCCTCCGCTTACAAGAGCTTGATTCAGCAGAAGCCCTCGACCGCATCGAAACCCTAGAGGCGCAGGTAGCGAAAACCGCAGCCCTCACCGAAGCCGCCAACCCTACCGCCAACCTCCCCACCTTCGAGGCGAATGGTAAGAACTACCGCTTCCAGGTTGCGAAGCTGAATTTCGGCAACAGGCGCATCCTTACCGCCGACCAGATCACCGAAGACGAGGAGTTGCTCCTCATGCTCGTCAACTCTGGCAGCGCGGCCATCAAGGAAGTCTGACACAACCCATCTCCCCACCCTAAAATATCAGCCTCATGGCCACTAATTGCGTGCGTTCTAAGCTCGCCAACATTAAGAAATCATGCGAGACCGGCGGCAACTCTGCCGGCATCGTAACCGAACTCTTCGTAGCTCCGAAGGAGGAGGTAGAAACCATCCCCGCGATCGATGCCGCCACCGGCCTGATCGATGGAGAAATTGTGATGGTCGACGATACCCGCACCGCCGCCGAGGTTACCGCAGGCGAACCTGCCGACGTGGTGCCCGGCACCTTCCGCCAGATCGACCTCTCAGAGGTCGAACTGGGCTACACCACCGAGGAAGTAGGGGAGGCCGAAGATGGCAACATTAACCACATCATCACCGGCTTCCTGCCGAAGATGAGCCCGGCGAAGAATGTCATTCTGGAGTCCCTACGTGGTGGCCGGGAATGCATCGTGAAGTTCACCGACCGCAACCGCTACCCATGGTTGATCGGTGATACTGATGAAGGTATGACCTTCGTGATCACGCCTACCAGTACACCCCGAAACGGCTACTCCATTCGTGGGACTGCCGTTGGTGCCAAGTTGCTCCCCAGCTACACCGGTGCCCTCTCAGTAGAAGCGTAATTCATGGCGAGGCGCAAACAGAAAAAGGAAGCCGACGTAGCTACACCCCTCACCCTCAAGGCGTGGAACTACGTCGGCCCACCTTACCGCAACGTGAAGCTCGAAGGCGTTCCCGTCTTCGCGCCTGCAACGATCACCCAGGCCCGCATCGGTGTACTGGTAGATCGTTATCCGGAGAAACTGAGCCGCTACTTCGCCCGCACCAGCAGGGTGAAGCCAGGCATCGAAGTCGTAGCTGAAGAGCAGCAGGCCGACGATGATCCCGAACCGCTGCCCGAAGAATAGTCATTTTGGTTTTTGATTTTTGGTTACATTGGAAAGCCCCCGCTCACAGGTTGTGAGTGGGGGCTTCTTATTTTAGGAAGATTAGTACAGAACAAATATCACATGATCGTTGTATAGGGGGAAATCCTCTTAATTATGAAACACCTAATTATTATCTTCTGCCTGCTGTTTCCTGTGGTTGTATTCGCTCAGAAATGGAGCGCCATAGAAGGAAGAGCCACGGAAGCGGTCAAGAAATGGCAAGTCAACGAAAACGGAGAAGCCTACTACCAGGTGATTTTAGAAGTTGACAGCACGAACAAAAAAGAACTTTTCCGCAGGGCAGAGGCATCAATCGCAAAGCTATACAATGACGCAAAGAAGGTTACAGAAGCGAATGATCCGGAGGAAGGTTATATTCTGATCAAAGGTTTGATGCCGTTTTCAGTCTTTTCTCTAGGATCAAAAGTTGTCCTTAAAGCACAGCACCTTTTACGTATTGACGTAAAAGAGAGCAAAGTGAGAATAGTAATTACCATCTTGTCAGGATCAGGAGAATACGTGATGAAAACTAATTTAGGGACAGTATTCCCCTTTATCCCAAAAAAGAAAAAGAAGGCTAATTTGTCGGAGAGAACTACAGGGAAGAACTTCTTTGCCATCCATAGATCGGCGACTAAATTCTTAGATTCAATATCCTCAGACATAAAATATGAGGTGTCTTCTGGCAGCCCCGGAGACGATTGGTAAGACCACATTGCCATACTTTAAAGCCCCATCCCGCACTTTGCAGGATGGGGCTTTTTGTTTGCGCTCCGTTTATTTTTGCAAATCAATTTGCAACGGATCGCTACAATATTCAGGATAAATGGCATCAAATATCGTGTACATATACTTGACGGCCCATTCAGGAAGGTCAATTACGTTTTTGTTCTTCTCGTAGTAGTCTTTAGCCGTATCGCCAAACTCAAACCCCATAGCAACCCAATCGATAATCATCATTGTGAGATATGCAGATGCGTAAGGGTTGCCGTCAGATTGTGTCCATGTTTGCCAATGGTGCATATTATGCCTCTTGTGGTGCGCCCATGCGTTTTTGAACTGTTCCTTGTCTCGCTCTTCACCTTTAGCAGGGAAAAACCACTGCCGATATTTGGTAAATTCCTCAGCGGACAGTTTGCTTTCATCGTGACGCTTTACATCGTCGTTTATCAAATCCCATTCAACATCGTCAGCCTGAAAATAAAAGTCGCTATTTCGAGGGCATTTGTCCTGAAGTAGCTCCCAAGCCTTTTGGACGTTTAGGTAGTGACGTTCTACGTAATCAAGGTACTCACGAAATTTAGCGATTTTTTCTAGCATCTCCCAAAGATAACACCCCTACCCCATTCCTACAACCTCCGCCTGCACCTGCGGCCGCGCCCAACTTCTTTACGTCCTATACTCGGGCTTCCTACGCTTTTATGTTTGAAGCATGAGAAAGAAAGATATTTGTGTTGATTTCGACGGCACCTGCGTAGTACATGAGTTTCCAGGCATCGGCCGCGATGTGCCCGGAGCGGTACAGACGCTTAAGGCCCTCGTTGATAAGGGGCACCGGCTGATTCTCTTCACTATGCGCTCCGACCGGCTGAAAGTTGGCGGCGTGGTTGGAGAAGATATAGAGGATGTGGCGGGAGAATTCCTGACCAATGCCGTCAACTGGTTTGCCCTCCGAGATATTCCGCTGCACGGAATTCAACGCCATCCCACCCAGGACACTTGGACCACCAGCCCCAAGGCCTACGGACAAATCTACATCGACGATGCTGCCCTCGGCTGCCCGCTCTGCCCCAACCCGCCCGGCAGACCATACGTAGACTGGGAACGGGTGACGGACCTGCTCAAGATTCAGCGGGTACTGTAGTTCCCGTCCTTCAACCGTGACTCACACCCCCCGATACTTGCTATATGCAAGGAGATCAACACCCCGAAATAGGCTGGCAAGCTGCCTATGCCCAGATCATCGACCCGAACCGGCAAGGCCCGTTTTCGCTGATGATCATCAAGTCGGGAGGTAAGGAAATCGGGCAGAAGCGCCGCCTGATGCGATGCCTGTACGGGAAGAAGCCGGGAAGCGGGAAAACGCGCAGCCAGCGGCAGGCCGAGAAGGTCGCCGCCAAGCTCGACAAGTCGAAGATATCCGCCACCGAGCGCCGCCTGCACGTATGGAACGGCACCATACCTATTTTCGATGTCGAGCAGAACCGCTACATCTCGCCACTAATGAGCCACATCACCGAATTCAACCAGTACAAAGTAATCCACTAAATGGGCAAAGAAACAATCCACAGCGGACCCGGATGGGCTGCTTTCCCGCAATCCGGCATCCTGATGACCGAAGGCATCCGCGCCACCCACGCCGCGAAGGCCAGCCCGATCGGCAGGCCGATGGCCGTGCCAGGCATGAGCAACGCCTCCGAGCGTGTGATGAGTTGGGGCTTCGACGACATCCTCCCTAACTACCGCGAGCAGCTGGTGAGCGAGAACGACATCGTGCCCAGCCTACTGGCCACCAAGCGCGATATTCTCATTGGTGCGGGCATAATGGCCTACACGAAGGAGTACATCGATACCGCCCAGGGCAGGAAGGAAGTGCGCCATGAAGTCGCCATGCCGATCGTCGCGAAGGACTTTTTCGAGAAGATTGATGTTGACGAGTTCCTCGAAACAACCGCGCGGAACTACGCACTACACTCGATGATGCCGGTCGAAATCATCGCTACTGCAGACCGCAAGGGCATCGCCAGCCTCCGCGCCCTAGAGTGCCGCCACTTACGCTCAGCAGAGATGAACGATGAAGGGGAGATACCAGCCTGGTACTGGTGTGGCCACTGGGGGCACCGACGTACAGAATCCCAGG